GGTGTATCTTTTCTTGGCTATGTTATCTGCTAGTTCTCCTACTTCTGAGACTAGTTTTAATGCTTGGGTTTGAGGGTCACCATTGACGGTGATCCCCCTCTTAGTCCCCCATTTAATAATGTTATATTCTAGTTCATCTATTGACATGCTAGACATTCATCCTTACTTGCTTGTACTCCTGCCTTAGAATAAACATAATATAAGGCAAGTATGTTTGGATCTAGGAATGCTTCCTTGTGTACCTCATTGATGTATGATTCGTCTTCTTCTGCACTAAAGAACAGGTTAAGACTTTGCCATTGATCGATGTACTTCGATCTTGCAGAAGCCATTTGAACCACTGACTTCTGTGGGATTTCAAAGGCTGTACGGAATACCTCTTTCTCATGGTCATCTAACCATTCCTCCTCTTGTATCGAACCCATGTTATCCCTAATGCGTTCTACTGTACGCTTGTTGTAGACTCCTCTTTCTTGCATAAGTCCATATAGTGTTGGATTAATTCTATCGACTTCTCCTGCAGCCGTACGTTGAGTGTATACCATTGCTGTGTCAGGGTTAATACCTTCTGAAATTCCTCCCATGATGAGGGCGGTGGACTTTGTTGGAGCCACGGCAATCCTGTGAGTGTTTGCATATTCATAGTTTGCCATCCATTCAGGCTTTCCCCAAGTTTCTGCCAGATATTTACTAGCTCGTTTTGATTCATCATCTAACTCCTTAAACACTTTATTGTTAAACATCATTGATTCAAATGATCCGTAGACCATGTTTCTTTGTTGGAGGGCAGTATGGAAACCGCACACACCCAACCCCAATGCGCGGCTTTTCTTCGTGAATAGCCAAGCTTTCTCCAATCCTGGTAGGTTTTTACTACGTTCCAGGAATTCTTGACAAACGGAATCAAGAAACACAGTTGCATTATAGATTGCATTTGTATTCTCCCATTGGTCATATGTTGCTAAGTTCATGGAAGATAAAACACAAGTGTATGTGTATTCTTCAGAACTATGTAACATAATCTCTGCACACAGTTGTGGTGATTTAATATCTAAACCACGATCTATATACCATTGTGGGCGTTTTGCATTCGCTTTGTCAGGAAAGAAAAAGTAACCTTTTCCCGTAAGCATTTTTGTATGCATCGCTTTCTTATATCTGTTGATGCATTCAGAATCCCCATGTTGCATTTTGTTTATGAAGTCTTGAGAAATACACCACCCTATGTTGTTACCATCGGGGTTATGCTGTAAGTCATCACAGACTTCATAAAAATCTCCATGCTCAATTGGGATATATCCTGCCCAAGATCCTCTTCTAGAAGTACCTTGAGCAACATACTCCATATCATGTTGGAAACCTTTTAGGATTGGTAAAGTTCCTGAAGCTTTCCCTCCGACACTAATCTCTGTACCTCGTGGTCTAATATCTCCAAGGTATGAAGCAGTACCGAATCCTTGCTTTGTAAGAGCCGCCACTTCTCTTTTGGCTGAATAGATTGAGTCAACACTGTCTCCAATATATGATCCCGCGCAAGACACGGGAAGTCCTCTAGTCGTTCCAACATTCGCAAGAACAGGCGTTGATGGGGACAACCATCCTTTCCACAGCAACTCAAAGAATTTCTCCTTCCAATCATTAGGGCTATCCGTATGGACGGCCAGTGTATCGGCTATCCTACGGTATTGTTGTTTTGGTGTTGATCCATCAGGATAAGCATACTTTTCCTTAAATAACTGATACCCTCCAGTAGTGTACCACTCTGGGCATTCACCTTCTGCTTGAAGCTTCTTTCTTTCTTCTGATAATTTATTGTATATACTCAACTCATTTACTCCCATGAGTTTATTTGGTTAGAATACAAATCCTTCGCCTGTCCACGATCTTTCATATTGATTACCTACAGATACAAAGAAATCATTCATACTGTATCCGTTAATGCTTTTGTAAAAGTATTCTGCTATTGGATTGTAGGTTACTTCGTATAGGTTTTTGTACCCAAGGTTTCGTAAACAGATGTTGATTCTTGACTTAACAAATGAATCCAATTGTGTTTCCGTAATTCCTTCAATATCCCCTTCCGAGAATATTTTCTGTATGATTGCTTTTTCATGCTCATATACAATACTCCCTATAGCAATTGCCTTTGCTTCATATTCAGATGGGTCGATACCTGCTTCTTTTATGTACTGTTGGAATAGCCAACCTGTTGCTTCTGAATGTAATGCTTCATCTCTTGCAGAAAAGTTTATACCTGATACTACATTAAGTAGTTTGTTTTTCCCGTTAGTTTGGAAATGTTTTAGAAAGGCAAAGCTTGAATAAAGTACTGCACCTTCAATGAAAGAGAAAGCCGCAAGCGAGTAAGCCAAATCCTCATCCGATAATATCTTATCAAGAAATTCAATTCTTTCTGTGAGTACAGGATCTTCAAGGTATGCATTGTAGAATTCATCCGTAGCAAGATTTAACTCCTCATTTAGTTTAGCATAAAATGGTGCATGGACAGATAACTCCATAGCTCCAAACAAAGATGCCATTGATTGTATCTCTGGTCTGGGGAAGCTCTGCATTATTTTAGTTAACCAAAACTCCTCACCAATAATTAGTTCGTATTTAGTAAATAGTTTTAGTGTTGTGATTACACCGTGACGTTCTGCAGGAGTCATGTTTACTAATATATCCTGCTTGTCCTTTCCCACTTTAACTTCTTCTGGGGGCCAAAAGATAGATGATTGTTTGTTTCTAAACTCTACTGCTTGTGGGTAGTCTACAGTGTAAGTTGTTTTAGGTGTTGTCATTTGAATCATTAAGTTGTAGTCCTATTATGCTGACATCTAAATACTCATCGCCCTTTGGCACTAGTTGCTTGTGAAGGGCGATTCCGTATACGTTTTTATCATTAAAATTATCATACATAGATTGATAAGTATCCAGTAATGGCTTAATGATGTTATCCAAATCTGCGGCTTTATTTGAAAGACCTGCGTGTACATTAAAGAATACACGCTCATCTTTTTCAAACGGCCATTCAAAATTATCCCCATCTATAAATGTTATGATGGTTCTAATTTCCTCCTGATACCTCTTGTAATCCGCTGTCTTTTGTTTCATCCTGTAAAACATTCTGTTCGCTGATATCGGCTTCAGGTTTAAGTGATGGTTTATGTACATATAGTTCATCCCAAGATTGTAGCATGTAAACACAATCATACATCTGTTGACAGTATTCTTTGCTTTTACCTAAGCCTCTGTACAAGGCTCTGACGCGGCCTTCTAGACGCTCTAGTGGTATCCCATTCATTACCTTTTTAGCTTTGGCTGGACCGTATCCTGGTAAGCCTGGGATGCCATCTGCAGAGTCTCCTGTAATCCATTGCTCAATTAGCTTCAAATAAGCATCAACTGCAGAGACTTCATAACGTTCTCCTTTGTTGTAATTGTAATGAACCCCCGGAATCTGATCGAGATCTTTATCTATATGTGCAACTACATAAGGTCGCTCTGAATTAAGTGCCTCCCAACTCCAAATAGACACTAGGTCATCGGCCTCCATGCCTTCTGCTGAAGTTGCAGGGTAATTGTCCATAACCCATTCATAAGCGTAGTTAAGTTTATCTTTTAGCTTTTGATCTAAGTCAGGACGATTTGATTTGTAATCGGAATAAACATTATACCGAAAATTACCTTTACCTTTAAGAGCAATTTGAACAGACTGCATCATACAATCCTGATCAATTTTCATAAAGGTTTCTTTAATAGTTTTCTTAACTCCACTCTTTGAGTCTTGCGTACAGCAAGCTTTAAAAAGAATGGAGTCAGCATCTATAAGTGTTAACATATATATCCTCAGTGAACATCTGCGTAGCTTTCACCAACTACGTAGTTTCCACCTTCCATACAAGTAATGTCAAACCATTTGGGAGCTTCTTCAAAAGCTTCCTTTAGGATGACCCCAACTTTATCTGCATCATCTGGGTGACAAGTAAATGCCATTTCATCGTGATAAAAGATACGTGGTTTAGCTCGTAGTTTAAGTTCCTGAATTTTATCAAGAGCATAAGCTACTGCGGCTTTACAAGTGATGCCTTCAGCGGCTTGAAGTAAATAGTTTAAGCATTGATGTTGGCTAGGGACAAAGACAGGTCTACCATCCAATCCTTCGATCCATCCAATACCTTGAGTTAACTGTTTGTTTTCCCACTCTTTTTCTATTTTCTTCTTTAGTGTGTCCAACCCTTTGATTGCTTTTGCGAATGCATCTTTAGCAACTTTACCAAGTTTAGGGTTACGATAACCACAAAGTACTTCTCCTAACTTAGCATCTCCACCACCAAACATGTAGCAATACAAGAAGCCTTTAGCAGTTTGTCTGCTTACTGTTGTTCCTGTAGCTTTTGAGAGAGCATCTGCGTTACGTTGATGCTGATCTCCGTTAATGATTTCATTTGTAAATTCAGGGTTTCTAAGATAGTGACATAATCCTCTAAGCTGATTTCCCGAGCTATCGCATCCAACGATGACATCACCTTTGTCTGCCCTGAGAATAGTTCGCATTGGCTTGCCGTAGGAAGCATCAACTGAAGGGAGGTTAACAATGACTTCGTGGCGGCAACGGAATGACGGAGTTCCGATAGTCCACATGTTTCCGTGGAGTCGTCCATTCTTTACTTTCTCCTTCCATCCTTCAAGGACAGATAAGCGATTACGTAGAGTGTAGTATTCAGAAATTAATTCACCATCCTTACCAAATGCTTTCAATGAAGTATCCGTAAGTTTTGGCCCCATGTTTTTCCAACTACCATCTGGCATTTTCTTTCGTGTGTAATCATCTGGTTCCCACCCTTGAGATAGTAACCATTCTTTAACTAGAGCGATTTGGCCCAAGTCAATTTGATCCACTCTGGACCTCCGAAAGCTTTGTCCTGGGGGCATAAGGTCCGTGTCCGTTGGTTTGACTTCCCTTCCAAAGTATTCGGATAGTATCCTAACGGTAGTAGCAGAATACGTCCCGTCCTTTTTAAACTTAGGTGTTTTAGGTTCTTTGTCAATGAATACCTCATGTGTTCCTAATTTAGGTTCTAGTATACGTTCTATTTGATGCATACGTTCTACAAACATAGCTTCTGTTTGTTCAGCTAGCTTTTCATCAAAGTTCCAACCATCCTTACGCATCATTACATTGCATTTTGCAATTGATTGTTCGACTTGTAGTCCACGTTGAATCATTGGATTTTGTTTGTATATTTCTGAATATTCTTTCAGAAGTTTACGATATACCATCAAATTAACTTTACAATCTTGAATACAATAGTCTAACATTTCTTGAGAAAACTCAGAAAAGTCATCATATTCAATCTTTTTGTTACCTAGATACTCTCCCCAACCTGCCAAACCATGTTTGTGTGGTCGTGTATAACGTAGTGTTTGGGACATAACCCAAGTGTCATGTACAGGTTTGTTTAGAAGAGAACTATGAAAAAGCCTATCCAAGGTAGGAATATCATAGCCAATAACATTATGGCCGACAAGACGATCAGCGGATACAAGAGTAGCCAATCCGTCAGCGATATTGCTAGGTCCGTATGTTTTGATATCTTCTGTTTCCACATCGATAGTAACAATACAATGTACTTTTGTAGCATCTATTCCATCTGCCTCTATATCAAAGAGCAAAGTGCTCATTAGTTGTTTCTCCAATCCTCAATCATTTTGTTAATATACCATTGACATTTTTCAAGATCTTGTTTAGGTTTTCCTTTATCTTGATGACGCAGTAAATATTTAATTGCATTACCCATACAATAGCTGTAACTATCTGGTGTAAAAGCATCAATTATATCAATAACTTCCATACCATTTTTATGGTAATGTTTAGGTTTATTAACAATATCCCAATCTTCTTTACCTTTCATACTACTACCAATAGCCGCATAAAAAGCCTCTGAAGCATCTGCCGCTAGCTCTTGTGGAGAAGCAGTTAAGCTACCTTCAGACCATTTGTCGTAAGAGTCATTGCTCATACACATCCTCTTTATGTTTTGAATATCCATTTTTAAGTTTGTATTTCTTGTTTAGTTCTACTTGTGGTTTGTTGAACTTGGGTAGAAACTTTGCTACTGGATTCTTTTGCAAATATCTTTTTCCAGTTTTCATCGAATTTACCTTTATTAGTTATTGGTCTATATTTAGAACCTTTACTCATTGTACAAACCTGACATATGTAGCTCTACTCTAGTGATAGCTAACTTTAACGCACCCATGGCATTATCTAAAGCTAAAGATTCTAGATCTCCAGTATCGTGTAAATGCTCTTGAGCTTTATACATATGGTCAAGGCAAGAATTTAATTGATCGTACACTTTACTGTTAATACGTTCTACATTATCATCACTTCTTGTAATCACCGTACCATTCCTCCATTGCTCGCAAGTCTAGATAATGATCATAAACTGCTTGTTCAAACATATCTCTGGGGTTGTCAATCGGGTTGTTCAATCGTTCCTCCCACCTTTCCTTCCATGAACCACTTTCTGTAGTATTCGATGTAGTAGTGGGAGAATCGTAAAAGCTGTTCATCGCTTGCATTATTTTTCATCCTGTTAGCTAAGTTACTTATGATCTGAATATTTTTAGGCAAATAGCCACGAGTGGGATTAATACGATCCAAGGAAGGAGAGGTATCGAGATCTCCACCAATAGTAAAAGAAGTCCCCATAATGCTACAGCAGTTATCAACAGGCCATACGGCATAGATGTCATCTTTTTGTACCTCAACTTCAAATCTGTTTCGTTCTTTTGCACGTTTTATCATATGCCTAACAACATCAGACATATAAGTTCCTAACTCACCTTTAAATCTGTAGTAACATTCGTTACAGATGTCCTTCTTTACAGACTTTTGGTTTTGGCAGTGACCCATTAAACATATCGATGGGTTTTCCTGTTTCATGTAATACCCTCATGTCCATAATTAATTTAGATATAACTAAACTAATTTCTTCAAGGACTTCAAAATATGTAGCTAAATCAATTCTTTCTTGAGAGTACAAATCATCAAGTTCTTCTTTGTAATCTCTTAATGCTGTAGTTAACTCGTTGATTTTGCTATCTAAAAGATTAGTTTTTAACATTATTCCTTTAATCCTAACTCTTTTAGTTTATTGTTTAACTCTTCATCAGAAAGTTCTTCTGCAGAAATTTCTGTGTTGGTTTGATCGATACGTGCAAGCTTTGGTGTTTCAAACTCAGCAAGAGTAGTCGCAATTTTAGCGGCTTCTTCTAGTTCTCCTTCTTGCATGTATTTAACCAGTAACACTTTTAAACATCCGATAGCAGACACTTCATTGGTAAGTTCTTCAACATCTACTTTCATTTCAGCGGCTGTTAATTTTAGTCGTTCCCTGGCTTCTTTGTTTGCTTTTCTAGAAGCGACAGAAGCCTTTTGCATTTCTCTAGCTTGTTCCACTGAAGTTATTTTGGGTGCTAGATTTTCTAAAGACTTTGGATTAAATGCCATATGTTTATATTTCTCCTTATGGGGCCGAGCTTGCGAGGCTCCTTATTTACGCTTTGCATCATACAGTCGTCTGGATCTTCCTGTGTATGCAGAAGCGCTTCCTGTTTTTCTATAGACTTGTTCAATTGCATCTTCTTCGGAATATGCACGAACATTAGGAACCATTAAACGACCATCGTAATATACATTAAAATAATAAATCATAAATCCTCGATACCGAAAGCCCGTAACTGGGATGTCGGTTGTTATAAAAAAGTTTTTGAAAAGCCCGTCGAGAGTTCTCGATCTGGGATGTCGGTTATCATAAAAAACATCTAAGGTTCTCGAAAGAACCCTAGATGGAATATATGAGTGTCCCCTAAGCCGTCAGGGATATAGGTTTACGTTTTGGAGGCTTTGACTCCCACTCATAACTGTTATCGTTTACCTAACTTACGTATAAGAAAGGAACGAAATGAACGGCCTTTGTATCGATCATTAGAGTATTGATACTCAAACATATACTCCATTGCTTCTTGTTTGGACAATGGGTATTTTATGTGAAAAGGTTTATCTTTCATAGAAGATCCTTAGTACGATGATACATGTTCTTTGATAGATTTTTTGAGAGCTTGTTCTGCACTGCATTGAGATTGTATGATTGTAGCTGTGATATCTGATTGTGACACACCATCAGCATATTTATCTGTTACATCAATTACTGCTGAGTCAAGCTTTTGTATGTATTGTCCTAACCAATAGTCAAGTTCTCTACCGATTTTATGGTAGCCTTCACCAACTATTTCATCAATAGTTTGGTTAAGGTCTTCAATCATTTTATCTTTCCAAGTATTCAATAGATAATACTCCCTTGAGAATCATGATAAACAGGGTATTCTGTTTCGATCCACACCTTTGCTCCGCAAGGTAAGGGTTTGTCCGGTGAATACACAACAGTACATGGACCTTGTATATGAACATGGTTAGACTTTGTATTGTCTTTGTATGTTTTGACTGTAATTACAGGAAGGTCTTTGTTACCGTTTTTGTGATTTGCTCGGATGTTGTGTTGGTTGATGTGAATACGCTTTTTCATGCGTGTAATCCCCACATTGTTTCAACATCTTCACGAGACATCCACTTGTAGTCCATGTCTGCTACGTCAGAAGCATCAAGCCATGAGTCGGTAGATTCACCATCAATACGGTTGATACCTA